AAGCATCACTCTTGGTGCCTACAAGTACGGTCTGCTCATCCCGGTATCCAACGAGCTAATTGCAGATGCAGGGTTTGACATCTCGTCACACCTCGCAAACCAGGCTGGTAACGGCCTCGGCTACGCTGTAAACGCAGCTCTAACCACTGGTGACGGAAGCAGCAAGCCTAACGGTGTCGTAACCGCTGCTGGCTCTGGTGTTACAGGTGGCACTGGAGTAACTGGTGCATTCACTGCTGACAACCTAATCGACCTTCAGTACCAGCTAGACGGCGCATCTCGCCGCCTACCCGGTGTTGCATACATGGCCGCTGGTTCTTCCATCGGTGCTATGCGCAAGCTAAAGGACGATGCAGGCAACTACCTCTACCAAGTTGGTGTAGGTCAGCCAGATGCATTCGCTGGTTACAACGTAATCGAGAACCCACACATGGCCGCTACCGCAACTGGCGCAAAGTCAGTTCTGTTCGGACACATGCCGTCTTACAAGACGAGGGTTGCCGGCGGTATCCAGATTGCACAGTCTGAGGACTATGCCTTCAACGAGGATGTCGTTGCTGTTCGTTACCTCATGAGGGTTGACGGAGACCTGACCCACGCTGGTCACATCAAATACTTCAAGGGTGGCGCAAGCTAGTAATCCTTGAAATAGGTTGAACCCCTCGGTGTTTTGTAGGTTGCACCGAGGGGTTCTTTTTTGTAAGCTGACTTTATGCCAACCTACGAAAAACTAAAGGGCGCAGTCTCCCTAGTCTCTAACACTCCCGGAATGCCAACTGGCTATGGCCAGCAAGCAGAGCATCTGGTCGAGCACCTCAAGCGTCATGGTCTTGAAGTCGCCTCGTTCTCAAACTATGGTCTTGAAGGCAAGATAGACAGTTATCAAACTAAGTACGGGCCAATCCCGCACTATCCACGTGGCTACACCGCCTATGGCATAGACACCCTAAAGCCTTACCACCAGCATTTCATGTCAGATAAAGCGGACATGCGTAGCATCATGCTTACCCTGTATGACGTATGGGTTTACAACGAAGCAGACCTTGAAGGCATCGATGTTGTCTCATGGGTTCCGCTTGACCATGTGACACTGCCGCCAGCTGTAGAGAAGTTTCTGCGCCGGGACAATGTGACACCAATCACCATGTCTCCTCACGGCCAAAGACAATTGGAAGAGGCCAACATTCAGTCGCGCTACATTCCGCACGCTGTCGACACGAAAATTATGAGGCCCAATCGCAAGATGCAGGGCATGGACGTTCGTGACTACTTTCAGGTTGCAGAAACCGATTTTGTAGTAGGCATGGTTGCTGCAAATAAAGCAAATGGTCAAATTCACCGCAAGGCATTTGCTGAAAACTTGCTGGCCTTTGCAATGTTCAAGAAAGACCACCCAAACGCACACCTTTACATACACTCACACCCCGGCAAGGTTTACAACGGCTTCAACCTAGCCAATCTAATTAGAGCTGTTGGTTTGACAGATAAAGATGTTATGTTCCCTGACCCGGAATTGCTTAGATTCGGTTTTAGTCAAAATGACCTAGCTGCTTTGTATACCGGTATGGATGTGCTCCTAGCTCCAAGTTACGGAGAGGGCTTTGGAGTGCCGACCATTGAGGCTCAAGCATGTGGAACCAGAGTGATTGCCAGTGGCTTTGCTGGTAGTGCTGACCTAGTAGCTGAAGACGGTTGGCTTGTGCAAGGACAGCCATTCTGGGATGAAGCTCAAATTTCTTTCTTCCAGATACCTAGCGTGCCACAGATTACAAAGGCACTTGAAGATGCTTACCACGCAGAGCGGGGCGAGAGTGCAACTGCAATAGAGTTTGCCAAGCAGTTTGACGTAGAGCGTGTCTGGAACTGGTACTGGATGCCATTCCTAAGAGAGAAGTTTGCGTGATACCTGTTCTTGGCTTTGCCACTCTTACAAAGTTTGACATGGCCCAACGCCTACTGGATTCAATTGATTATCCAGTAGAGAAGCTTGTGATAGTGGACAACTCGGGCACGCGAGAGTTTGAGCCGAGAATAAATGAGCACGTCAAAGACCTATGGCTCATCCGAGTGCCTTTTGGCCTTGGGGCGAATGGCGCATGGAATCTAATTATCAAATCAACGCCACACGCTCCATACTGGCTTCTGCCAAATGATGATTCATGGTTTGAACCGGGAGCCCTAGAGACAATACATCACAAAGTTGATACGACTGCCTTCAACTTTGTAAACGTGAATCCAAAATGGTCATGCGTAATACCAACAGAAGGCAGTGTTGGTAAAGCAGGGCTTTGGGATGAGGTTTTTCACCCTGTTTATTACGATGATGACGATTATGAGTGGCGCATGAAAGAGCTTGGCATAGCCTTTCACCACATACCTGCTACAGTGCATCATGACAACTCTTCAACCCTAAACAGTGGGTTTCAAGAGCGAAACAACTACACATTCGCAAGAAACAGAAGCATGCTTACAAATAAACGTGCTGCAAGAGATTTAGGAGTGAGGGGTTGGAATTTGAAAGTGCGCCGAGAGAACTCATGGGACTAAGTATTTACACAGGAGGAACGTTTGACCTGTTTCATCAGGGTCACGCCAACTTCCTCTATAAATGCAAACAACTCGGTGAGGTAATAGTTTCTCTAAATACAGACGAGTTTATTGCTGCTTACAAGGGTAAGCCACCAGTAATGTCCTTCGCTGAGAGAGCGGCTGTGCTTGAGTCCTGTCGATGGGTTGACCATGTTACAGAGAACAGTGGAGGCGCGGATAGCAAAGTGGCCATAGATAGATGGCAGCCAGACATAGTCGCAATCGGCTCTGATTGGGCACGTAAGGATTACTACGCACAGATGCAGTTTGACCAAGACTGGCTTGATGAAAGAGGGATAAGCTTGATTTACATACCCTACACAGGCGGCATCAGTTCAACTGAAGTGAAGAGAAGACTCAAGGTAGACTAGATACATGGCAATGACGAATCCTTATGCCTCACTGGTACAGGTGAAGGCTGCACTTAGAATTACAGATTCGGTTGATGACGCGCTGCTAGAAATGGCGACTGAGTCTGCTTCACGTCAGATTGACTCGCACTGTGAGCGTGTTTTCTACTCATCTAGCGACACACGGGTTTTCTCACCCCTAGACAGCTATGTGTGCCAGATTGATGACCTAGCAACGCTGACCACACTAAAGACCTCATCAATGGGTGACGGCGTGTTCGACATCACATGGAGCAACTCGACCGACTATCAGCTAGAGCCCCTCAATGGCGTTGCAGGTGGCATAGACACCCCCTACACGCAGATTCGCGCTGTTGGCGACTATCTGTTCCCTACTTATCGTGAAGAGGCCACAGTGCAGGTAACCGGCACATTCGGTTTCTCAGCAATCCCTATCGCCATCACGCAGGCCACAGTCATTCTTGCCAGCCGTCTATACAAGCGTCTAGACAGCCCTCTGGGTGTTCTTGGATTTGGTGACCTTGGAGTAGTCAGGGTTAGCAAGCTAGACCCAGACATTGCGTCTCTGGTAGAGCCTTATCGAAAGATGAAATTTGCCTAATGGCATCAATAACTAACATTCGGTCGGCTTTGGCCACAAACTTGGCCACAGTCTCCGGTTTGCGCACCTCAGCAGAAGTACCGGACAACCCAAGTCCGCCGATTGCAATGGTGAACTTTGATTCTATTGAGTATCACTCAGCATTCAACAATGCGCTCAATACTCTGCAATTTACGATTTCAGTAATCGTTGGCCGAGCAGCAGAACGCGAAGCACAACGGAAACTGGATGCCTACGTCAGTCCAACAGGCAGTCAGTCTGTAAAAGCTGGTGTAGAATCAGATAGAACTCTCTCGGGAGAATGTCAGGACTTGATTTGCACTGGCGTGAACTCGATTGGGTCAATAGTAATCAACGACCAAACGTATCTGGCGTGTGAATTTCAAGTCACCGTCTATGCATAAGGAGAAAAACTAATGGCAAAATTTGTCGTCACATCCAATGCGATTAGCTTGAACGGGAGCGACCTCAGTGCAAACTGTGCTCGCGCCGAGCTTGCCCTAACCGCAGCTGAGGTAGACGTAACCGATTTTGGGTCATCCGGCTGGACTGAGGTCATC